ATGATGTACATGTTGCCCTTTGCGCCGAGGGTCTTATAGGTCGTACCGGCGGCGGTGGCGGTCTCAGGCGCAACGATCTCGCACTCACAGACAACCATCTTGAAACCCTTCGCGCTCTGGCGAGTCTCGGTCTTGTGAACGAGAACCTTATACACGTTGGCGGGGATGAATCCGAGCTTGACTTCAGTACCTTTTTTCATTTTATGTTTTGTTTGTTTTGTTATTTAACTGCGACCGACAAATGGGAGGGAGCTTTTGGTGGGCCACTTTTAGGGCTTAGCCAATTCAACAGCGATTTTGTTAAGAGCTTTCACTACACAATTTTCCATCGGATTCGGAAGACCCCAGAAGATAGGAGTCTTTGCGGTGGTCACGCCATCGGTTTGCGTGGCGAAGAAGTATTGGATATTGTCGCTGCCTTTTTCCTTCTTCGCATAGACTGACCACACCGCGAGACACTCTGACTCGATGCCTTTGTTTGCCCACTCTTTACCTTGCACGTATAGGCGGCGGCGAGTGGTCATGCTTCCATCGAGACCTTGAATGGGGACAATTTCCTCTAACCCCGTAATGATAACGGTCTTGTCTAGGCTTTTGAGATTAGTGCAGAGAGTCTGGATGCCATCGTTATAGTTCTTCCAGATATCAAAGCCCTTATAGATCTGCTCGCACTTGACCTGCAGTTGGTCGATGGCCGCGGTGATTGAGTCAATGACGACCAAGTCTTTGGTGGGATCTTTCTTGATCTTGTTCAGTTCAAGTGTCAGCTTATCATAGCTGTCGATCGGGACGACGAGCTTCTCATCGCGGACGCGGAAAGGCATACCCTTTCGCTCTGCGTCGAGGATGATTGTTCTGGTTGGGTCAACGTTTCTAAAGGACGTAGACTTACCTGCGCCGCTCGGACCGACGAGAGCGATCAGAGTCTTTGGCCACTGTAGTTTTGGTTGTGGGGATGTTTGTTGTGTTTCCATTTTGTTTTGTTTAAGTGTGGTTACATTACCACAGCAAAGGCTGGTACTTCACGATGTCGCACTCAGAGAGGAAGAGTTCGACTTGCGTGGAGTTATCTGCAAAGCATAGGCGTTTGAAAGGGCAGCTCGGGCAACTGTTAGTGAGCTTCCCACTAGGCGGCGGGAGCTTGTCGTGGGCCATAGCTTGATTGATATGCTTGGAGAAAAGCTCGATGCGTTGTTTTAACTCGCCGCCGAACTCTTCTAGCTGCTCGGCGGAGAAACTCCAATCAGGTCCGGTGCGCCATGCTGGGGCTGGCAGAGAGATCTGCACGACCAAAGTACGAATCACCATGCGACGATACCACGCAGCGTTGGCGTAGTTGATGTCGTCTTTGAAGATCTCATAGGCAAAGCGCTGGAAGATATAGTAGTAGAAAGAGAACTGAGTGTCGCCTTCATATCCAGCGACCGCATCTTTGAATGCGTACTTGCGCGTGGTTTTATAGTCGGTGATCTGAAGGATTCCGGCTGGGGTTATAGAGAGAAGGTCGACTGTGCCGACATAGGCAAAGGCAGGATGCTCCACGATGGGGAAGTTGAAGTGGAACTCAGCCCCGCGATTGTCACCGAACTTTAGCGGCGTGGGAAGTTGTTGAAGAGGCGCGGCCGTCAAAGCTTTCTTGATCTGATCTTGATCTTTGTTCGGCAGGTTCTTTTCCTTCGCGGACTTGAACGCTTCGAGACAGGCGTCTTGCCACTTCTCGCCGCTCCGGTCGAAGGCAATGTTCTCTGCGAACTTATGAATGATCTTGCCCACGGTCAGGACAGTGATATCTTCTTTGGGTTTAAGACCAAGAAACACCGTGAGAAACCAACGGCGCGGACAGGCTGAGATCTTCAGGCCAGAAGCGTTAATGGGAATGACTGCGGGAATGCCTTCGTGAGGGAGGTCTTTATAGGTTAAGTTCATATTATTTATTGAGGGAAAAGAAAAGAAAAGAAAAGCTACTCGGCGCGCCGTCCACAGGAAAAACCTAACCTGCTGCAAGAACAGCTTGCATAACGCACCGAGTAGCTAAAGATTATTTTTTATACTGAAAAGTAAGGCCCCGGCATTTTTGGCCGCGATACATTTGATGACAGACGGCGGCAGGATTTACCTTGAGTGCTCTGGCCGCTGCGACTGCAGAAGGATATTCTTCTCCGGTCTCAAGACAAATCACAGGCTTACATGCATTATTGCCGGGGCGTTTTTTCTTCAGAGCTTTTTTCATTTTTATACTGGAAAGTAAAGCCAAAGCATTTTTGCCCTCGCCTAATTCTGTGGGAAACTGCCGAAGGATTGAGTCCTAATGCTAAGGATGCTTCTTTGGAGGAAGCATACTCTTCGCCAGTTTCCACACAGATCACAGGTTTTTGTAAATGTTTTCCGGCGTTTGGATAAGTAGCTTTAGGGCGATTTTGATTGTTCTCTAAGGAGGTTACAAAACGACAGTTTGTTGGTTCATAATTACCATCATTGTTTATACGATCTAGTTGAAGACCTGCTTCAAAACCATTAGCTGTTGCCCACTTTGCAAAAGCTTGGAAGTTATTTATCCATTCAGGGCAGACTGTTATACCTCTACCACCATAACGATCCCAGCTTTTATAAGCTGGGTATTTACAACGCATAAGCATACAACGATAAACATTATAGAGTGGTGTTTCTTTTCGAGCTTTCGTGCAAGGAAACCACGATTGCTCAAATGTTGTAGAGATTTTTGCGTTGATGTTAAACATACTAAGACTTCTTAAACTTGAAGTTCGTCGTCTGGTTGATAATTGATTGCACATCAATACCACGTAACAGAGGATCGTTAAGAAGGTCTGCAACATTAGTGCCGGTCGGGCGCGTATGTGGGAAGTGTTTAAGCAAGAACTTTTCTAGTTCTTTATCTGTCATCTCTTCTACGGGTTTAGGGAGGCCGAGAAGGAGATCGAGTTCATTCAAGGAGGAGTTGCTCATACTAGATAACAATACAACAGAGTTTCTTGCGCGCTGGATTTTTCTCTAAGAGTGCATCGTGTGCTTCTTCCGGTGTGGAATATAGCGTGGTCGTGAACCATAAGCCAGTGGGCTTATACTTATAGGCGTAGAAGTAATGCTCCTTCGGCGGCGGCTCTTGATCTTTGGAGGATGCATATGTTACGCCTTCGTTGTCTGGTGTTTTCATATCACTGGTTGTTTCTATACTCTTCATATAAGTTATTAAAGCGTTCCGCTCTTCGTTTGATATTGTTTGGGATTCGATCAAAGTTATAATCTCTGCGGGAGAAAGCTTCAAGTCCAAGATTCCATGCGGCGTAAACATCCCTTGGCTGTGGGTTCTTGACGCGTTGGGCGAGACAGAGTCTGAGTTCAAGCCAGCATAGATGCGCCTTAGCACAGCGCCGCGCCTCGGCCGGAATATGTCGATGATCTTTTTCAGAAGGGAAGTGTTGCTTCCATACGGATTTTTTAAGTTGGTATCGAGAGAGTTCACCATGTTTGCCTTTTGCTTTATCGTCGTCGCCGCTTTCGATCTGGCTAATGGCGCGGAGCTTGGCTTCGAAGTCTTGCTGCAGTGCGATTAGGGTTGTCTCTGTGGCGAAGAGAGTTAGTGAGAGCATAAGAGGTTTCATATTAGGATGGCCAGAAATAGGGAAGATTGTCTGGTATGTTTGGGAAGTGTGGCTTATAGTAGTCAGCCTTCTTCCGTATGAGGTTGCTCTTGTGTGTGGTATGTAGATAAGAGCCGAGCCAATGTGGCTGGATGATGTAGGGATATGTTAGAAGTTCTTTTTCAAAGTGAGGAAGTAAGTTGTCTTGATAGCCCCGCCGCCGGGCTTCTTGACAGATCTTGATGCTATATAAACAGAGCCATGCTTGATAAGGCTTGACCATCTTGACGGCAGGATGACTGCGCCAGCCCTGTGACTTACCTTGTAGGGTGTTGAGGATTTGAAGAGACTCAACACGCTGTTTCATGAGGCGCTGGGTGTCGAGCACGCGGGCGCTTTGTTCGATGTCAGGATATGGGAGGAAGATTTGCATTGTGTGGTTGTGTTATTCGAGACCTTTCAACATCTCCTCACTCATCTTCATAATGATAAGCTCGTTCGGAGTGGTCTCGATGATGAGTGTGTTGTCTTGAAGGGCAAGCTGTCGGGCGTATTTCTCTGCACTGCTTGTATAGTTTTGCCAGCTTGCTTGTGATCCTATCTCGCCGGTGTTGATGAACTCTAAGAGTTCTTCGCGGAAGATGTCTTCGTTGAAAGCGAAAGGATCTTCGTCGGTGCCACCGAGCAAAGGAGTCATTGCGTCGAG